CTTTGCCTGGCGGGTCGATCAATTTGCGAAATGTTTCCTCAAGGATGAATGGGTCGGGAGACTTGATGAACTCGATCTGCACACCGTGGTGTACAAGGGGCTCACTAGCCTGCGCAGTTTTAAGCAAGTAAGTCAGTCGGAAACCCTGCAAGGACGCAGCGACTCCAAGGTCGCCGATCATGCGCGGGTATTTTCCAAAGCGTGCGTACTCGTCTTTCTTCATCTTGTACCAGACCCACTTAAGCCATAGGCGGTCAAATTCTGTAGCATCTTCTTCAAGCGTTTTCTGAGCTGCGATCCTGATGTCCTTCTTGATGTGAGGATCACCAGCGTGGATCCAGGCTTCATGCGCCATGCCGTCGTACTTGTCAAAATATTCTGCGTATCGTGCAGCCATGGCAAGTAGGACGTCGGCGTGTTGTGCGATGAATTTAGCTTGAGCGGCGAAATATATCTCGTCCATAGTAGAAATGATTGGCCAACGAGATGATAAGAGCCTGCGAAGTGCGTAGCGGACATTGTGATTAGAGTTACCGTAAATAAGGGCGAAAATGGCGACTAGAGCACCCATTCTCGTGCGATAACTCCCGTCACGTTTGACGTCAACTGATGATGTTTTTGGAAAGATCACCTCCCCGTTGACGAAAAACTCTTTACCGCGGGTAATTTTAAAGCGTTTTGGATTGAAGTAGAATTTCTTAGTAATGTCTTTTGGGTCAATTTCATCCACACCAAGCCTGTACACAGACACAGGCTCGATGTGGAAAGTTATAACCCCAGGTCGCGAAAATCCGGCACTGTCTTTGCACCTAGCTTGACAGTGGTACCACGGAAAATAGCGCTCTGGTTCATGGCATATACGAGAGTGTTGAGAAATACCTGTTTGTTAGAAACCCAACCAGGGTACATAAGGTTGTATTGCGTTGAGGCGGCAATTGCCGCGTTGAGCCAGCGAGTATTGATCTTACCGTCAGAAGTGACTGACTGCATCTTGAGCAAGTCGGGCCGGGTGGTCAAAATCCGGGCGAGCATTGGATAGATGGATCCCATGTAATAACTCTTAAGACCAAGACTGGTCAGAAGATGTGTGATCTTAGTGCGATGGGATGAGCTGGTAAGTGATACACCTAGGATAGAAGTCTCTGTGCGAACAGCGCTTTCAGTCTTCAAAATCTCAGGTAGATACTCGAGTGGGACGTTGGAGTTGACAGTGGTCACCTCAGTGGCACCCAGAAGCTTGACTAAAGCCTCATGGATCCACGGGAAGTCGTACCATTTCAAGGTCGCTGCGACTTCGCAGAGAAACAGAACCATGCCGTGCTGAATCTCGAGATAACCATCAACTAACGCAATGCCTAACTTGTCTTGCAGACAAAACTCCTTCCAGGTTGGTAAGGCCCGAGGAGTGTCCACAATGGTATTGTCACCGTTGGCTGGCGCTGCCGCGGGTGTTTGGGCGGGGACCACCTGAGGTACCGGCCCTGGTACCTGAGGCTGGGCGGGTGGCTGAACAACAGGCACCGGCCCAGGTGTCTGCGTGGTGGTTGTTGGTTGAACGACAGGTACCGGCCCAGGTACCTGTGTTGTGACTGGTGTATGACTGGCAGCACTGGCCACTGGTGTGCTGCTAGCGGGGATGGTATACTTGACATCGACATATGCATCCGTGTCTTCATCCGTGGTGAGGTCGGCCCAAACTCCAATTGTTGCCTTAGGTGCGGAGGGCGCAGGTTGTTTGTCATCCAAAATAACCTTGGTTGGTGTGAACGTTGGGTACTTTTTCTCGTCATCCCCAAACTCACGGACGACTTCCTCAGCCGCTT